CCTTGGTCTGTCAAGGGTGCCGTCTCTGACGGATCACCTGCGCTCTGCCAACCATACACTTTGAGAGCTGGTGACATCGTCCGCTGCATGAACAACACCGCCGCTGACCGCGAAGCATCAATGGCAGTCTATACCGCGAGCGGAGTTTCAAGGATTTTCAAAGTCACAGCATCCGGTGGTGCCACCAATGAGCTAGTGGATCTGCAAACGGGGAATAGCATCGGCGACACACTCCAGGGACAACGAATCACAAAATGGTTCGGAACTTCTGTTGACGGCTCGAAGATTGAGACGCAGGGCTTCTTCGTGGTCGACGCTCTTGGTAACGTAGTCGGTTCTTGCAGCGCAACGAACCCGATTGTTCAACAACCACTGTTCTCTTTCGCCGCAACAAACATCGCTCTGAATTACAAGGCTCAATACTTGACAAACGCCTGAGTGTGATTGAGTATGGGGAAGATGACCAAAGCGGCAGGACGCCGAAGAATGGCGGAGATACTCTCTAAGTCCAAGAAGCTCTACATGAGGGGATTCATTTCAACCAAGGACCTTGATGCAATCGAAAGAATCGTCAAGACTCGATCTAAGAAGATATGCTGAGGTGTCGGCGTTGGTACAAGTAAGCCGTCCGGAATTACCCGGTTATGGGGGTCAAGCAGCTCCCCAACCGGGCTATCAGGATTCTCCCTACGCGAATTACCCTGGTGCAATAGGCAACGGTAACGGAAACGGGGCAGCTCCGAGTCCTCCAGCCCCTGGTCTAAGTCCATTCGACCCTCGAGGAGCCGTGCAGATACCGGATAACTTCTGGGGCTTTGTTATGCTGATGATGGGGCTGAAGTCATAATGCCTCTTCCAGACGCCCCGATTGAATCTCCTCGCGTGTATAAGCTGCTAAAGAACATCACACTAGAGACTCTAGCTGCAGATGACGACGAGATGAGCGGGGTCGGGAACCCGATCAGTATCGAGATGCTCAATGAAGACGAGCTAAGGAGATTAATTTTGGTTCAATTGGCACGGCTCAGCGTCAAATCTGAGTGGAACGGACTATTGGGGAGCTAGATATGCCACTACCAGATGCCAACAAGAAGTCTCCTAGGGTCTATACTAACCTTCAGAACCTCGATCTAGACAGTGTCACGTTTACGAATATCCAAGATACTGGCAATCCCATAGCTGTCGAGGAGATGAACGAGGACGAGATGAGGCGTCTTGTCCTGGTGAATCTGGCCAGATTGGTCACAGCCGGGGAGTGGACGGGGCTTCTAGAGGCCGGTGGTGGTACGTTCAACGCCGTCCTGCCCCAATCGGTAGGCACGGCTACTAGGTACCAACCAGCTATGGCTCCCCCCTTCGGCAGTGGCGGTTCATACGACAGCCAGACCTTCACAGACTTCAATGAACCTCGGGCTTATCCTTTCGTAGCTGCCGAAAGTGGCAACGTCAGCGAAATCGGGATCTGGATTCAGGCTTTGACAACCAGCGCAGATGCCCTAGTGGGGATCTACTCTACCACTTCAGAGGGCAAACCCAACGCTCTGTTGGGTTATGCAACCATTGAGTTTGGTTCCACAGGGGAAGTCTATCAGACATCCATTACGGGAACCATCACGCTCGTGGCTGGGACGAATTATTTCTTCGTCGTGGGCGCCGACGCTGCCCCCAGTGGGGGAGGGTTCTATGGCTCCGACGGCGATTATTTGCCATCTATCGGAGTCGGGTATAACATAACCAGTTATCAGACCTGTTACAAACATACAGGAGCGGTGACGGCCCTTCCTGATCCATTCGATCCCACTCATACACGCCAGACAGGACGCGTATTCGTGACATTGAAGGTAGGCTGAAACATGAATCGACATTTCATAATTTATGATGGAGCGGACATCATCGACGAAGGCGATCATGATGTCTCTTGGGAACAGGTCCGAAGAGAACGCAATCAAGCTCTAGCCTCGTCCGATTGGACAGCGATGAAGGATCGCACCATGTCTCAGGCGTGGAAGGACTACCGCACAGCTCTACGCGATCTGCCTCAAAACCACGAGGATGCGAACTCGGCATGTGACGCATGGCCTCAACCACCGGAGTGATCCGATGTCGAAGAACAAACCGAAAGAAACCATCGAGTATGTCATTCGGCTCCAGGACAAAGAGCGAATGCAACTCGACTCGATCACGACGGCGTATATGCTTGGCAATACTGGGAAGGTTCTCGGTCCAGTCGTAGCTGGTCTTAGCGATGTGAGCTTCGTTGTGACGCTGGTTATCCTCTACGAATATTTCAGTGGCAAAGACACTGGCCTCATCAACGGATCGATAGAGACTATCGGCGACCTCAAGAACGCATGGTTAACCTATCGAGCCAGTCCTGCCTATCAGGAAGAGTACGCCGCTAGAGCTACATCGCCCTCAGGCGGTCTTTGGAATATCTTAGAACAGATCATCTTCGCTCTGACCGGCGCTGGATTACCGATGGATGATGACCCAGGGGCCGCATAGGTCCCTACCCCCACCTATTTGCCTCACTTTGGGGTAAATTGGCCCTTACTACTTATAAAGAAACGATGGACTGCGCCTCATTCAATCACATCCCGATGAACATATAGTCACCACATTCTCGACATTTTAGCATAGCGCGGCGGTCACCATCACGCGGGGTGTGAACTATCCTCTTACTCTTGCATGTTTCACAAGATCGGCAATCGTTCCCTCCATGATTAGGCGCATCCTCTCAAGCTCTTGGTGACTATCCATCAACTCGTTGTATCGAACCGACCATCCTTCGTTCTTGATGATGACAGAGGATAACCAAGCGGATCGTCCCTCTGCACCTTTCGCCCCCATCGGTGATTTGCGCTCCTTCTTCGGGATGCGATCCCAGATGTCGAATGCAGCTTGAGAGAGGTTAGCGTTTATTCCGGGCATCAGAACCACTCCGGGTCATCGGTGGCCTCTGGGGCGCGTACTGTCACTCTCTGCTCTAGGAGGAGGGCTAGCTCCTTCTCTAGGTCTTTGATACGGCGGAGAAGATGATCTATGTTCTTTGATTGGGTGGTAAACGCGGACCATAGGTCCAAGATACACCGCTCACTATATTCATGGTCATAATCACTTTTACTTTCAGGTTCGGGGGTATCATCTACTTCCTTCATCCGATCACCTTTGTATATGTTCGACTTTTGCAATCCAAACTATTCGGGCAAGTCTTACCCCACAACCCGATCGGGTTGAAGTGGTGCTTGTAGCCACATACATTGCATTGCCAGCATTCTTTTTCATCCATTTTTTTCGCCTCTGTACCCTGCGACTACTGAATTAGTTATTAATATTCCCCACACATGAACACGACACAATCAAAGGTCAACGACCCTCCGTTCGGACTCCGGTTCGTCGTGTGAGACGTGGGGTGGAAGGGGAGGGTGCGTAATAGTGAGATTTAAGGGGATTTAGGGTAGTTATATGGGCGGTGGACACCCGGTTGGTGGACATGGTAGACCCAATAACCGTTCTAATCGGCATTTCGGCGTTAAATTTGCTTGCTTTGGGTGCTCTGGCATACTGGATCAGGTCAGAACTGGATGCTGCGGTGGTAGAATTGGACTCTGCACTGGCTCTTGCGATCAAAGCGACGATGGATCAGCTCGGTGATGGTGTCCTGGGCGGGTTCGATCCGGTCAATCCAGTGCAAGCTGCAATCGCACAGATGATTCAAGCGTATGCAAGCAACAAAATCACCACGATTGAGGGCACTGTGTCACCGAGGGGTGTCGACGGTACCTTTGCGAAGGGTCTCGAAGAGTTTGAGTGATATTTATTAGCGAGTTTTTGTAACACTCGGGATATGGCACGCCGCCGAGCCAAGAAATCACGCCGAAGAAGCCCGAAGACGATCAGTCTCTACAACATGGCTGTAGGATATGGAAACCTGGCGATCCTAACTGAGGGTACCATGGGCACATCACCCTATGGAGTCATCACCGGATCCACAGACCTAGGCTACAAGTCAGTTTCAGATGTCGGCCTTGGTGCCACCTCGATG